ATTCTCTCAATCGGCTCTTTGGCCTTCTTCTGCTGCTTACTCATCGGGATCGGGTTCGTCGATTTCGTAGAACTCATAGTCGTCGTCCTTGTCGGCAATCTCCTGCACCTTCTCAATCAGCGCGTCGCTCTCCGGCTGTGTGAGGAACGGACACTCGTTCACCGCGTCCTCGAAGCCGTCGGGGATGAAGGACTCGTCAAGGTCGCAGATTTCGGGAAGGCCGACCGACTCGTCCGAGCCGACGGAGAAATAGGCTTCCACCTCGATGAAGGCGTAGAGGCTTCCCCAGCCTTTCTCGATGAAATAGGCGCACACCACATCGGCGCGGTCGTCGGGGATGAGGTCTGCAAGGGCAATCTCCTTGTGGGCCAGCCTCTCGCAGCCCCACCAGCGACCGCCGACCATCCCGTTACCCTCGTTGGAGGCGTAGCCTGAATGATAATTCTTTACAAGAGGTCTTGAACTTTGCATATCGCGTTGTAAACTTTGCGTAGATAGGCCAAATCTTCCTTTGGCGGGGTTTTCCCGTCCCGGTACATATAAGCGTCCAACTTGTACCGCAAGGCCGTCAAATCGTCTTTAACGGCGTAAAGAAGGGAGGTCGTTTCTGGTTTCATAAAATTCAACTTTTGCGTCTGGATATTTCACCATCATATCCGTGTAGTAGTCGCGGGCCTTGCGCTCGTCCTTGAAGGTGAGGGAGGACACAAACGCCCCCCCCCGTGTAGCGGCCATAGCCGGGCCGGGAAACGATTACGGTGTAGGTCATTTTCGTTTCAATATGGTTTCGCAGAATAACATAGCAAGATAGCAACCGATAAAGTTCGTTGTGGCTTGGACGACTACCGCTATCCATAAGTCCACCTCGGAGATAAACTTGATGACTACCGCAGAAAATGTATAGCAGATGCAGTTCGCAAGCGAGGCGACCATCTTGCTTGATTTGATTACAAATATGCTCCTTACGATGTGTAGGAACACATTGATTAGGGATATTGCTATGTAGGCGACTATCATTGTGTTCTTGCTATGATTACCGACCCTCCGTCGGGAGAGGTCGTGACGGTGAATGTCCGCCCGTACTCGGCCTCCAGGTAGGAGCAGGCGCAACGGGCGGCGTATGTCTTACCCACCGGCAGGGACACCGAATAGCCGATGTCCAATACCTTGATGTATGAGAAGGTCGATGGTTCGCGTTTCATTAGAACGGCTGCTTGTCTTTGTCAAAGTCGTACTGCTCGGTCGTGGACGGCGGGAGGTCGTCGTCGGACGGAATCGGGACGAGGCCCTGGTCGCCGTTCTCATACTCGGTGAACGACGAGTAGGTTTCGCTCGGTCGGACGATAATCTTCACATCCTTCTGGAATTGGCGGTTTTTCCGAACCCAGATGTTGATGAACTGCGCCTCGGCCATGTCGTTGCCGTCCTCCTTGACAACCCCACGGAATTGTTCGAGCATCAGCACGATGTCCGCGTCCTGCTCGATGGAGCCGGAGTCACGCAGGTCGTAGAGTTCGGGCGCACGGGGCTTGCCGTCCTTCTCCCTCTCCTTGACCGATTCGCGGTTGAGCTGGCACAAAAGGACGATGGGGATTTTCTGCCGCTTGGCAATCAGTTTCAATTCCCGTGTGGCCTTCGCTATCTGCTGGTAGAGGGGCGAACGCCCGGACTCGTCGATGGTGATGAGGCCCAGGTAGTCGATGAACGCCACCTCGCATCGGTTCTGCAACTTGGCGACGGTGATGCGGGATAGCAGCCCGGCCAGCGTCCGGCTCTCGTCGTTGATGTAAAGCGGGAGGGCTTTGATCTCGTTCTTGGCCGAGCCGTACTGCGGGCCGGTGTCGCCCTTGATTAGCTCCCTCGGGGCGACCTTGCCCGTGGAGAAAAGGAGCCGCTTGCCAAGTTCCTCCTTCGTCATTTCGAGGGAGAAGATGGCGGCAGGGAATCCGTCACGGGCGGCGGCCTTCGCCATCTGGAGCATTATCGCGGTCTTACCTATGGACGGGCGGGCGGCGAGGATGATGAGTTGCCCCGGCCCCCAGCCCCCGTAGGTCAGCGAGTCGAGCGTCCCGAATCCCGTGGGTATGCGTGTGCGCTTTCCCGATGCGGCGACCTCGCGGGCCTCGGCTATCTCCTTGTCCACGGAGGTCATAACCTCGTCCATCGGGGCTTCGGAAACGATGGTACGCTCGCCCTGCAAGTCCAGGGAAATCCTCTGCGCGGCCTCGATGACATCGAGTTCCCCCGTGTCGGGCTTGGTGGCCGATTGGATAAGGTTCACGGCGGAATGGTAGGCCCTTCGGCGGATGGTCGCGGCGCGGAGTTGCTGGGCGTGTTGAAGCGCGGTGAAAGGGGTGGACGGCTCGACATTACGGGTCATTATCTCGTTGAGATAGAAACGGCCCGTGCGGGTGATTACGGACGGGAGGTCGATGGCCTGCCCGTTGTTGAACATCCAGACGATTACGCGCCAGATATAGACGCGGGCCTCGTCCGTGAACATCGACTCGTCCACGATGGCGGTGAAGTCCGGCATGGACTCCGGGTTGCCGACGCAATCGGCGAGGAACTGCCTCTCGATCGCGCTTGTATCCGGGAAGGGTATCTCGGCGAGTGACAGCTCTATCTTGCTCATTTCTTGGTGTATCTACCCGTGAACAACCGCCGGAGTTCGGGATCGACCTGGTTCTCCTGCGGCGCGGGTGCTGGTGCGGGTTGGGGCGGTGCGGGCCGGGATTGCTTATCGCGTGATACCCATTGGCGTACCGCAGCTTGCCAATTCTTCATTGGAGCCTTGCCGACAACCCACCCCTTGCTTTCATAGTAGTTGAAGAATCGCTCCGCATCGACGGCGTAGCCGTGCTCGGAGCAGAACGCTCGGATTTGCTCGACCGTCGGCTTGACGAACCGCTTGGCCGATTCCGTTTGCGCCTGCGGCCTCGGGGCCGGTTCTGGCTTGTGAACCTCCGGCTCGGTATCGCCGTTATATCGGTCGTAGTCAAGAATCGTGACGATGGTTATGCCCCCGATCCGTCTTGCACATCGCCCGGTTTCGCAAAGCGCGGATATGAACCTGGAAACGCGGCTTGGACTCCACCCCCATCTTGCAGCCAAAAACCGCCCAGATGCGACGATCTCGCCCCGGTCAAGGGTTATCTTGTTTCCGCTAATAAAAGTCGTTGTAGGCTTAAATGCGGCCATTTGCACAAGGTCGATGAAAGCCTCCCGGCGGGAGAATTTTTCAATCCCGAACTCCGTGCCCTCAAACAACCCGCGCGGTATCTTGATAAATCCTCCCATCTGGTTTAGAATAAAGTCCGTTGCACGAACGGAAGCACCTTCGTCGTGGCCTCCCTGAAAAAGTCCTTCTTGATTTCAAACCCATACGCCTTGCGGCCCAGGTTGGCGGCGGCCAGCAGCGACGAGCCGCTCCCTGCGGTCGGGTCGATAACCACATCGCCGGGGTCGGTGAAGATGCTGATGAGCCGTTCGAGAAGCTGAACGCCTTTCTGCGTCGGGTGTACCCGGGCCGTGTCGGTGTCCCGGGGATAGTCCATGCAGTTGAAAATCATGCGGCCCTCGTTGTTGAATTTCGGGAGCCGGTTGCGGTAGAGGATGAGGCCGTACTCGCAGTTGCCGACGATCTTCATGTTCGCCTTCAGTACCTGCGGCGAATAGTCCTTGCGGAATACCAGGTTGATGTAGTGATTGAATCCGTACCGCTTCCCAAGCTCGATGTAGTACATCTGCTGCTCGAACCCGCAAAAGAGAAGCATACACGGCGCACCGCCGGTCTTTTTCCCGTTCTTGCCGAGGTCCTTTCCTTCGGAGGCCTTCGGCTCTGGCCGGAGCATCTGGGAGCAAAAGTGCATGAACTCGGCGGGGCGGAAGTCCTTGTCGGTGTCGAAGAACTCCTTGCCCGCAAGCTCGCTTTCGCCGTTTGTGTTGTCGCCGTCCTTATACCATTTGGGGTTACTTGCGTAGGCATCCACGCCGAGGTTATAGGGCGGGTCGGCGATGATAAGCTGAGCTTTCGGTATCTGGTGGACTTTGAAATTCTGGAAGTGGTCGTTGAAGAGCCAAATGCCCGTCTCCTTGTTCACATAGTCGGGCATCGGTCGCAGCAGTTCCCGCTTTTGTTCAAGTGTCAGTTCTGCCATATTCTTTGTTTCTTATGCTTGTTTCGCACACGACGGACAGCCTTCCGTCCGGGAGCCGGACCAGGTAGCCGCCGTGCGCCTCTTTCTCGATTACGCCCTTTCTCGGGCCGTTGGCGGCGATCCACTCAATCGTGTCGCCAGGTTTGAAAGAACTCAATGTTAGAAAAGCGTTATCTTATCGAACTTCATCCCCTTCGGAACAAAGAGCCGTTCCACCGAGTCCGTCGGTGTGTCGGCGTTGATGTACGACTTGGTTTTCAGTTCCCAGATACACTCAAAGCGGTCGGCTGGCATTTCGTATTCGGAGATAAAGACCGGGACCGTCTGGCACTCGATCCAATCGTAGAGCCGCTCCGAGTCAAAGTCAGACATCCGCTTTGCGCCGTAGCCGTTGGTGTTGGCATAGGGCGGGTCAAGGTAGATAACCGAATCGGGTTCTATCTCGACCTCGAAGTATTCTCCCCGCGTCACCTCGAGCCGGGAAAGGTTGCGGAGCCGTTCGAGATTCTGCAACCGTTCAAGTCGCTCAAGGTTTTGCAGCCGTTCCAGCCGTTCCAGGTTCTCCAGATGTACGCCCTTTCCTTCCCACCACCCGTGCTTGCCGCCGAGTAGCTGATACGCCTTGATGCGCCGTTGCCGCATGGTCTTGCAGGAGTCGATCGGTGATAGGTCCGTCCCGCTTAACTCCTTCATCGGCGCGTAGTCGCCAAAGCAGATGGCGTAGTGCAAGGCCCGTTTCCAATTCTCAACCTCGCCGCCCGCATAGAGGTATGTCCGGCAATCGTTCCCGAAAGAGAAGATGAGCTTGTCGAACGGGTCATCGCTGGCGAAGAAGTCGTCCCGGCTTACCCAGCGATAATCGTCCCGGTACTTGCCGAGGGCCGCGTCGCGGAAAAGGAAGGGATATGGCTTTATGTCGTTTGAGATTACCCGTTCCCACTTGCCGGAGAGGATGGCGGCGTGGGTGATAGCACAACCCCCGGCAAAGAGGTCGTAGAGGACTTTCGCCGGGGGAAGATGCTCGATGATTGCGTCCGCAATCTTCGTCTTGGAGCCCTTGTAGGGCAGGCCGTATTTCATTATTCCAGATAGTCTTTCTTGATTAAGACGAGGCGGTTGTCCTCGATGGTGTACCCGCGCCGCTTGAGTTCGTCCCAAAGGTCTTGCGCGGGCAAGGACTTGAGGAAGGACGGAATGTCGCTTATCTTGAACACCGGCTCGGCGTTGTCCGTGCGAATCCCGACCACCTCGGCGGGCGCGTCTTGTTGCGCCTGCTCCTTCTTGCGGCTCTTGCAATTGTGTTCGTACCGCCGTTGCGTGTCGCGGAGTTCCTGCGTCACGGACTTGTATAGCGTGTCCGTCGGGGCCATCGTCGCAACCCACTTGTAAATGAACGCGCGGCGCGTCTTGGTGTGGTCTTGCTCCCGCGAGATAATGTTTCTTCCGACGAGGATTCTGGCCGTGTCGGACACCACTTTCTCATACTCGGAGAAGCCGCCGCGGTACGGCGTATTGGCCGTGAGTTCGTAGATGTAATCTATCGCGTCCTTGACTTTGCCGAGGAGCGTTCTCTGGTTGAGTCGCCCCCCCCCCGTTTGGATTGTTCATCGTTCATAACTCAAAAATTGGATAATACCTTGTCGAACACTTCCTCCGTAACCTTGTCGCCCAGGACGGCGAAAATCACATCCTTCATTCGGTCGTAAAGGTCGGAGAATGTCGCCTCGTCCATCTTGTCGAACGCCCACGATTTAGGCTGCTCGACAAAGGCTTGCAGACGGGGATTGTAGTACACATCGTAAAAGCCGCTTGCGACCGTGAGATAGGCCCGGAATCCCTCTTTGGACCGCCACCCCGCCTGCTGCCGTTCAGTCATAAGCGACCACGCGGCGTTAAGGAGGGAAAAGGCTTTCTTGAGGAATTGGTAGTTGCGGACGACTTTCACCTCGCACTCATAGGCTTGCCCGATGACGAGCTTTCGCTTTTCGTCGAAGTCCTCGTCGTACATCGGGACAAGCCCATGTGCGGTGTTGATGCATGTGAGTTTCATTAGAACGGGAGATCCGGCCCCTCTGCCGGGTTAGGCGCGTAGCCGGGCTGCGGCGGGTAGGGCTGGCCCGTGTTCGGAGCGTAGGCCGGGGCCGTCGGAACGGGCTGCTGGTACGCAGGCGCGGCGGGCGGTGCGGGAGGTGTGTAGGCCGGGGCAGGAGCCGGGGCCGGTTGCTGATACTGCGGCGGTGCGGGCGGAGCCTGATAGCCGGGGGCGGCGGGCTGCGGCGCGTAGCCGGGAGCCGGAGGTGCTGCTGCGGGCTGGGCCTGGGGCTTGCCCCCGCAAAGCTGGATGTTGAGAACGCGGATTTTCCGAGTCTCCCTCGGCTGGCCGTTCTGGTCGGTCCATTTCTCGGTCTTGAACTGACCGATAACGAGGACCTGCTGGCCCTTGACGAGGTAGGGATAGACGGCGGCCTTGTCCCAGATTTCCGCGTCGAAGAACTCGGTGGACTCGCCAATCGTCCCGTCTTGCTTGCGGAAACGATCGGACACGGCCACGCCTATCTTGGCGACCTGGGACTGCCCCACCTGGCGAACCTCCGCATCCCGCGTGAGGTTGCCCAAAATTGTAATCTGCTGGTAGCTCATAGTTGCTTACTTGTTCGGCTTGAAAGAGATAGATGCCGCGACGGTGGACACCTTCTTGTACTGCTCATAAATTCCCGGCTGCATCCGGCGAAGTCTCTCAACATCCACCGATGCCCGTTCGTAGGCTTTCTTGACCTTGAACACGCCGCCGCCACCTTCGAGGCTTTCGAGGCCGTGTTCGGTCATGTAGTCCAGCACCCGCTTGTCAAGGGATTTCAAGCCTTCTTCGATGGCCTTGATTTGTTCCTTGAGCCGGGCAATCTCCGATGCCTGCTCCACATAGGTCGCAAGCTCCTCGTCGGTCAGGACGAGTTCGGCGGAGGGTTCTTCGTGCTGGTCGATGTAGATTCGGCCTTCCTTCTCGGCGAGGAGGAGCGCATCCACTTCGGCCTCGCTCACGGGTTCTATCGGAACGAGGCCCTTGATGGATTTCGTTTTCTTGTCCAGGTGGAGGCAGTAGCAGGCGACGACCGTGAGGCCGGGGTTCTGCCGTTCAAAGAACACCTTGTAGATACCGAGTTGCCAGGCCAACGGGCGCGTGTGGAGTTTCAAGGTGGCCTTGTAGTCCACCAGCACGACCTCGTTGTTCTTGCGGTTGCGGTTTTTAAGCCCGTACACGCCATCAATGCTCGAAGCGACCATTTCCCCGTCCGAAACGAGATATTCGCTCTGGACGAAGATTAGGCCGTTTTCGTGGCAAAGTTTCGCGTAGTCCTCGATAAGCGGTGTGCGGAGAACGGAAATGTGGTTGTCGTAGTCCTCGATTTCCTTGTGCAAGGCCGTGCCTTCCTCGGCGGCTTTGTTCAAGACCGCCTCCGGGATGCCGGAATAGTCCGCGCCGAGGCCGTGCTTCTTCATCAGTTCCGTTACGCCGATGAGTATATTGCCATCGTCGGTGAGGTAGGTGTGGGAAACGGGATCGAAGAATACCCCGATGTTATTTCGCAGTTCCATTGGCTATCTCCTTTTGTCTCTTGGCGAACGCGGCCTTG